TAGCAGTTTTAGCATAAATATTAGTATGAATAAAGATCAATTTCACTTTATTACATACCATTTCACAAAAAACCTATATTGTTCAATTCTAGCCTTGTTAATCCATTACTAACCATTTCATAATACAACGCTCTATTTCATGCCGTTTGTGTACATATTCGTGTACATATCTGCTGATTTCTAATTTTTAAACAATTCTGTGTACATAATTTATTATAGAGTTTGAAATGGCGTTATCTGAAGCTTGGCTTAAAGCAAATAATGGAAAAGAGCGAGAAGCAGTTGAAGTGGTTGCTGATCGTGACTCTATGAGCGTTAGAATATCACCGAAAGGGAAAATTGTCTTTCAGTTACGCTACAGATTTAATAATAAACAAGAGCGTGTTGATCTTGGTACATATCCCCATATGAGCCTTAAAGATGCTCGTTTAGAAGCAACTCGCTTACGCGGATTACTAGACCAAAATAAAAATCCAAAATTAGAATTGTTGGTTGAGAAAGAAAAAAATATTAATCCAATCACTTTAAGTGAAGTTCATCAAATGTGGCATGACTCATATTGCTCTAAAAATAAAAAAGAGCATGAGCACATTAAAAGAATGTTTGAAAATCATTTACTGCCAAAACTTGGCGATCTTCCGATTGATCGAATAGATATAACAGACTGGCTTCAATTATTTGAAGAACTAGCAGCTCGCATACCAGGTACTGCTAAAAATTTATTATCAAATACTAAACAAATGTTGAAGTGGGCAGCAAAACGCAAATATGTTCAAACAAATGTGCTTGCAGATATTTTCCCGAAAGCAGATTTAAATATTGTTTCTAAGCCGACCAAGCGCGTATTAACAGATGATGAAATTAAAGTATTTTATGAATGCTTAAAATGGTCACGACTAACGCAGAAGAATAAGATTTTTCTTGAACTGTGCTTGATATATGCATGTCGTAATGGTGAATTACGCAGAGCTGAAAAGAAACATTTCGATTTTAAACGCAAAATATGGACAGTACCTCCAAGCAATCACAAAACTGGTTATAAAAATGATAAGACATTGATCAGACCAATTTTGCCGTATATGGAAGTTTTGATTAAAGAGGCTTTTGAATTAAGTGGTGGGAAATATTTATTCAGTAACGGCAAAGATGAAACTGAATACTTAACCGATGCAGCTTCAACACAATTACCATCTAGTGTTATTGGGTGGGTAAAGCGATTTAAAAAAGAAACTATGGAACACTGGTCGCTTCACGATCTAAGAAGAACAGCGCGAACTAACTTTAGTTCATTCTCAAAAAATAGGGATATACACGAAATTATGCTAGGGCATGTGTTGCCTAACAATCAGGAAGTTTACGATTTACATAGTTATGTCGCAGAGCAAACAGAAGTCTATGAGAAGTGGATTGAAAAATTAGAAAGATTAAAAGGTTAAAGCGGTCATGCGACCGCCTTTTTACCAATACATTGCTTTTCCCAATTTCTGACTTCTGATAATAAGTAGCGCTTTGGACCACCACCCACCGAAGCTAGAGCAGGGGCAGGGAATGGTTTCCCCCACTGTGTTTTAACTTCCCAACGCCACAGAGTAACCTTTGTAATTCCGAACATTTCACATACTTGGTCGGAAGTAATATATTTAGCCATTCACCCCTCCATTCAAAAACAAACATCTTCTGCAAGTTCTGTCAAAAAGCACGCTGATCCGCGAGTTTCAACATAACCTTGTTTCTTTAAACGCTGTATCGAAATTTTTACATCTTCTAGATCGAGACCAGTTTTCTTAGCTAGTGCCACTCGACTCAAACGATCTTCAATTCGCAAAGCATTTAAAATGCGATTATCAATACGTTCATTTTGTTGTGCTATAGACATATTCACCCCTCCGTATCCGCTTTTGGTTCTTCAACCCAAACACCTTTATCGATATAGTCATTTGCCCATTCAGCTAGGATTTCGGTTTCAAGAAATTCCTCTTTCTCAAACAAGTTCAATTTATTCCACTCATTTTCGCTGATGTAGTTACTGAGCAGCACTTCATCCTCTTGTTCACCAACAAGACCAATTGAAAGCCTCATTTTCACTTTAAGCTTATTAAAATTACTCATTTCCGCCCCTTGCTGCTTCACATCATAATTAACGTCAATGCCAATCTGAGCAGCCAAACAATCGGCTTCATGTTTATAAAACTCAGCCATTAAAGCATGAGTGTTTAATAAGATTGTTTTGACTCCGTTTAGCTGCAATGCTTCACTTTGCTCTATAGCAAGGTCAGCATCGGTATAGAAGCGAACATCCTTAAACTCATAATGCTCATTAGATAGAATCACATGCGTTTCACTGTCTGCTTCTGATAGCTCGATCAGTGCGTATGGTTTTTGGTATTTAAATGGCATTGGCTGGCTCCTGTGCTTTTGGTGGCTGTGGGATCGGCATCCAATGGGTAACTTCCGATGTTGAATTAAATAGACATAACGGAATGCGTCTAATGCAAAGCCCATCCCATGCAATAACAGCATCACTAAAAGTTTTGTTTGGTGTTGGTAGTTCATCATCAACCGAAATCCACTCAGGAACCGCTTGGGCTTTGGCTGCTTGCCATGAAGACCAACCAAAATTTAACTCATTACACTTATTCACAGTAAATAGGTCATCTCTAAAATCATCTTTCATTGTGAACAAGTTTGCTTTTTCGATATAAACAATTCGCTCGAAAACTATAGGATTTTGGGTTGCCTCAAACGCTTCTCTTTCTTTTTCAATATCCATCACGCCACCTCAACTCGGTCTTTTGTTAAATTCGTCGAAAGCCGACATAAATTTATCAACAGTAAAATTAATGCTTTTCTTTGCTCCCTCAGGTTCAAATTGACTTGCATAAGAAGCTAGACCAAGCCAAAGTATTGAAAAAGCAAACAGCTTTGCTGAATCAGGATCTTGAGATTTCATTTCATCAAGCATTGGCGCGATTAATTGCTTGAATACTTGTTCGCCCAATTTGTCAGCTGTACCTTCAAAATTTGTTAAATCTATTTTCTTCATCACGCCACCTTCAAACTTTCTAAAAATTCTTTGCCATTGTTTAGATACTGCTTCAAAAACATTTCGTATCGTTGCTTCATCGGCTTGTTCATTCGACCTGTGTAGTCCATTTCTAAGCGTTGCTTTGCATTGAAATACTGAACTGATGTTTGTGTTCGCTTACCTTTAAATCCTTCCTTAAACAGCCAAATTTCAAAGCATGCGAGGATGTTTTTGTTCATGCTGGCACCTTAATAACTTTTGGCAATTGGCTTGTTCGAACACAATCTTTTGCAAACAACCAACCAGTTGTATTTGTTCCAGTTCCAATCAAAAGTTCACCATCTTTGTTAAACATCATTTGTCGAATGTTTCTAGGCTTCTTAAGTGAGACATGGCAAATATGCTGACCAATTTTGAAACCCATGTATTTATCTTTCTTCACCATGTCACACCCACCATGACTGCAAGCACAGTCAAAATTAAAATCCCAAGTTTGAGTTCGATCATGCTGCGACTCCTAGCTTTGGCTTCCAGTACTTAGCAAAATCCGCAACTTCACGAACCAATGCTTTTACATCAGATTCCATTGATTGATATGGGTGTTGGTGCAGTTCGTGGTAGCTTTTGATCTTTACCTCTGTGACACCATCAACAATCTTTTCTAAGCCTGAATGTTCAAAAACTTGGTACTTGAATGTGTTGCATTGACGCTCGAGCAAATAGACACGCCACTGGTAAGCATCCATATACTTTTCAGGATCAAAAACAGCAGTAAGCTTGTGATCGATTATTTTTGTGCTTGTCTCAGCATCAATCTTTGAAACAAGGTCTACGTCATCAAAAATACGGGTGATGTATTTCTTTTCGCGCACTTCACCAAGCTCTACTGTTCCATCTAATTGATCGCTGAATAAGAAGTTAAAGCCTTGGCTTTGTGCTAACTCATAATTAAAGTTATGCTCTAACAAGTTATGAAAAGCAGTTCCACATTTCATAGCTATAGTTTGTTGTTTACCTAGAAACAGCTCTCTAGCAAGTTCCTCCGAGGTCATGTCTTCATTCGACATGCCCCAAAGGTAGCTATCGAGCATAGTTGCCGATAGCCGAATAATCATGCTGTTTGCTCCTGAGGTTGAGTGCTGACAAACGCCTTGCTTTGCTTGTCATATGCAAAACCATATTGTCTAGCTTGCTCGATTGCTTTATCCCACATCTGACGAACAAATACATGACCTTGTGGAAGCTTGAGTTTTAGTGCTTCAAAGTCTTCTAATAACTCAGAAGCCAATACTTCAGATTCCCATTCATCAAGCTCTTTTTGTGCAACGGCTTGAGATTCGCTTAAGCTATTAATGTGGTTCTTGGCTTGATTTAAAATTGAATCAAGTTGATCAGGTTGAGTATCAAGATCATTCAAAATTAGATTGCCAATTGCACCAGAATCTTTAGCGTGAAATGCTGTGCTTGGGGCAAAGTAAATAGCTTTTTGAGTTCCTTGTTGCCCTTGATGAGTTGTCATATATCCCATCATGTCAGCAACTTTGTAAGCTTCTTTTTTACTTGCACCAACCATGTCAGGGCGGAAAATAATGTCATCGCCTTTTTTGTCTTCTGCCGTGTGAGCAAGCAGCACTACATCTTTCCCGAAGCTACGAAGTAAATTAAACCAGTGTGTAAAAGTTTTGTTTAATGTGCCGTAGCCTTGGATCGACAATTCATTTGAGTTTCGGCGGCAGTTCTTTTGATCTTTAACTAAGTGAGCAATAATCACGTCAAGCATACGCCCAGCAGTGTCAACAATTACTGTGTCGTACCCATCAAGATCAGCAGCAGTTAGATTTGATACTTCTGACCAGTTGCTTACAGGTACAGTATCTTTACGATATTTACCTGCACGATGTGCGCCTTTGTCAAAGTCAAAAAGGATTGGGTTTTTAGCGGAGAAAGCCAAAGACGTTTTACCGATACCAGGATCACCATAGATAAAAGTGATGAGGTTTTCTACACGCATTGGTTCTTGGGCGGTTACAATTTTTAGTGCCATTTTCTATTACTCCGTAGATATGTAGCGCTGTTTTTCGTGCAAATATCTGCACAATTTCCTTACTTTTTGGATAAATTGCGCAGATTTGTTCTCATTAGGCTGCTTTCTTTAAAAGCTTTTCTGTTTTTTGTGCTTCAATCGCTTTGATTTCAGCAATCCAGTTTTCGTATTCGTTGCGATCTAAATGATCGAATGCGTATAAAGTCTCTACTGCTTGATTCAGCTCAGAAGTTGTATAAACACGATCAAGCTTTGACTTCATGTTCAAGAGATATGATTGAGGGTTCATGCTTTAATCCCCTCAGCACTATTCTTGTCTTTTCGAGCTTTTGAGTATTCAGAACCAAGAATCTCAACACCCAATTTCATTTCTATAGTTGTTTCGATATAGAAAGCACCTTGATACTCAAAGCAGTTAAAAGAATTAAATAAGAAGCTCGACCAGTCCAAACCAAAATGTGAATAAAGGTCGGTTTTTCTAACCTTATGACCATTCTGAAAGTATTTATTCCAAAGCTCATCGTACTTAGACTTTTCAGCATCAAACTCAGCTTGAAGGCTCTTTTTTAATGGCTTTGTGCGAATCCATGAGTGACCATATTCACGACTTGGTTTAGTCCAAATTTCACGATTAACTGAATCACCGTTTCTAAACTTCACACCACAAAACCAAATTGAATCCGAGTCTTGCAACACAATAGGATCAGCATCGTATTCTTCAGCAAATAATCGAGCGTTTTCGCGCAGTTCTAGTCGATCAGAAATTAGTTTGTTATATGAATCCAAAGCCTTTTGATTAATAATTTTGTAGAACATCTCACACACTCCACACAGCAGGGCAGATCACCGTGTAAAGCACGTATAGAGCTGCAATTAGCAAAAGGAAATAAATGATCATTCCAATAACGCAGTATTTCCATGTGTTAGTCATAAAGTTCTCCTGGAGCGCTTAAACGCGCTCTCTAAGTTCTTGTTCGATTAGGTCTTTGATCTCTACAACATCGAGACGATCAACATATGCTTGTATTTCGCCATCTTCTGAATAGACGCGAATGTCTTTTATTTCTTTTACTTCAACATCAGTCCAGTTGTGACCAACACCATTTCCATCTTTAAAAACATCTGCAACGTATTGCACTTCTAAAGCGTATTCATCGTTTGCAGTTAAAAGTGTTGCTTGCTCAGCTTTGACATTGATTTCGTCAACAGTGAAAGGTGCCATGATGTAGACTGGTTCGGGCTTAGCAGGTTGAAACGCATAAGCAGCAGTTAATGCACTTACTACGCCTGCAAAGCCGATTGATTTGACCAAATTGGTTTTTATGTTCATACTCATCTCACTCTTTGAGTAAAAGTCCCGTCGGTCGAATGTCAGGGACTTTTTTGTTGTCTGTGAGATTTAGTTTAGTAAACTGAACACAATTGGTCAAGTATTTTGTTTAGTAAAATAAACTTTTATTTTTTTATGTAAAATAAAACCCACCAAAATTGGTGGGTGAGTTTATTCGATTGTGTTTATTGTCTTTGTAATTTTCTGACTGCATGTTTAAGCATGATATTTTTTATTTTTTCAATTTCAGGTGTAATTTCAAACTCATATTTAAATTCACCATTAATTACTTTTTTCATTGTAATAGCATTAAAATCTATAAGTAGCTGCAAATCATATAATTGCTTAAATACACTAGGTTTTTTTATATAAAGCTTTTGCCCATCGATAATCCCTTTTGAAATTTCTTGAGTTAGCTCATTGGGGATACTGGTTAGATTAATGCCATAATTCCTTAATGTTCCTCTTAAGGCTCTATTTGCTAATCTATATGGGAAAAATATATAAGCAAAAGGTAACCATAACATGTGTAGTATTCTCATTTTTATCACCAATTTTCTAAACTAGATATTTGCCAAACCCAACCAATAATTTCTAATTGCTGATCAATTATTTCTTGGGCATTTAAATGTATCTCTGGGAACTCTGTAGAGTTATCAGAAACAATACGCACACCACCCAAAGGCAGGTTGTAGAGTCGTTTGCAGTAAAAAAGCCCACCAAGACAAATAGCGAAAATTTTCCCGTCTTTTATATTCCTTCTTCCGAGATCAACATGGATTGTATCGCCATCTTTAATGGTTGGACTCATTGAATCACCAATTGCTGTCGCTGCTACAGCATTCTCTTTCATAATCGATAAGTTTCGCAGTGTTGCTTTAGACATTCGCAATTTGCGTGTTTCATTAGCAATAGCCTCACCAATAGAGCCACCACCACAAGCAAAAGAGAAATCCTTAAAGAATGGAATCTCAACTTCGTCATCATCCAGTGGGGTCGAACCATCCCACGGCTCGACTTGTGTAAATTCTGGAGTTGAATTTCCAGTTAATAGCCAACTAGATGTGGTTTTTAACGCCTGGGCGAGTTGAACTAATCTCTTTCCAGTTGGGTTGTTTACCCCATTAATCCAGTTGGTAACAGTCCCTTTGCTCGCTCCAGTGGCAGCAACCAAATCCTTGTGTTGCAGACCTAAGTCCCTCATACGCTGGTTAATTCTATCTGATGTAGTTTGCATAATAGTAAAACCTTACATTTGTTTAAAATACTAAACAAAAAAATTGACATATTCCTAAACTTATTGTTCAATAAACTAAACTTTATAGTTTAGGTAAATAAACATGACCGTAGATGACTTACGAGCTTTCTATAAAGCTAAAAGCGACGCTGATCTCGCTCGAATCCTTGGTCGAGATCGATCTGTAATTAATTATTGGCGCAAAGGCATCCCATTAAGCACCCAGGCAGTTTTTGAAATTTCAACCAAAGGGAAGCTAAAAGCCAAAATCGGAAAGCTAAGCGCATAGGTGGATACATGGCTGAGAAATTAACCGCAAGTGTCACCTTTAAGTGCACAGATGAGGAAAAGATTCTTTTAGAACGAATCGCTAGATCAAGAAAACAAACTGTTTCCGAATTAATGAGAGAGCGTGGCATTGATGTAATCCGTGAGGTTCAGGAGTTACTTCAAAGTCTACAGGCTGAGTTCGATCTAACCACAGTTACCGTAGATACAAGAAATCCTGAGCCATTCGAGCTTGAGCTTGCACCAAATCCGCATAAATCACAGGCACAAAAAAAGCCCAATTGTCGCAACCAATTGAGCCTTATTTGCCATTCCACTGCAAAGCAATGAAATAGGAACGAACCATGAATTTAGCACACAAACATGATAGCCCACAAGGTGAAGTTATCGAGTTTCCAAAACAAGAGCGACAAGTTATGTCAAAGAAAGATGAAGGCTATACAAAAACGCCTAACTCTTTAATTGACGACCAGATAATGGCGCAATTAAACGATAAAGCTTTTAAATGCCTAATGTTCATTGTGCGCCAAACTATAGGCTTTGATCGTGACGCACATGCAATCTCTATCACTCAATTTCAAAAATACTGTGGCATCAAAAAGCGTGACACTGTTATCGCTTGTATTAAGGAATTAGAGGACTGCAATTTAATCCAAGTTGACCGAAAAACTGGTCGATTAAATCAGTTTAAAGTCACTGCTGACCAGTACCAACAAACGGGACTAGTACCATCTAAAGGTAGTCCCACTAAACGGGACGGGACTAGTACCGTGAAAGGTGACGGGGCTAGTACCACCAAACGGGACTACACCAGTCCCGTTGAACGGGACACTATTAAAGAAACATTTAAAGAAAATATTAAAGAAAACTTTAAAGAAAATATGTGTGGTGAAAATCAGGTCGATTCAGTGCTCAAACTTTGGACACCTGAAATTCAAACTTTGAACGCTTGGTTGCAACGATCAGGCATCGCAAAAATGACTCAACAGGAAATCGATTCTTGGCTGATTGAGATCAACGGGTATTACTCAACGAAAATCGAATCGGGCTCAGTCACCGAAACTCAAATGTATTCAAATTTCGTGAAGTGGATCAAACGCAGTTTCACAACTCGTAAACCAGCACCACAGCAACAAATCGATTCTCGCAACGTAAACCAAGCTTGGGCAAACGTTCAAACGAATTACGAGCCAGTTGAGCCAGTTGAGTTGGAGGATTGGATGCTATGAACGCAATGTTTAACTCAGTGATTGTGCAAACCCAAGCACGTTGTAAAAAACACAACGTTCCAATGATCGAAATGTTCAACCGTGAATCATGTCCGATCTGCGCAATTGAGTTTGTGAATGCGGCAAACAAACAACATGGGATTCAAGTTCAAAAGTCTGTACGTGAAAAACACTTCGCTGGGGCAATGATTCCTAAGCGACACGAAAATTCAGGTTTTAGAAATTACAACGCTCAGTTGTCAGGGCAGAAAGTCGCACTTACTCAAACTGCAAGCTATGCCAAAAAGATCGTGAATGGTGATGTGACGAATCTTGTGATGGTTGGAAACACTGGAACAGGCAAAACACATTTGTCATGTGCAACAGCAAGAACACTTTTGGCGAAAGGCAAGTATGCACGTTACATCACGAGCGAAAACTTAGCACAAGACATCATGGGCGCATGGTCAAGAACTGACGATTGCGAACGCAACACGATTGCACGTTACACCGAGTATGACTTGTTGATTCTCGATGAATACGGACTGCATGACCGCGATAAACGCTTAGAGCCAGTACACAAGGTTTTGTACTCACGCTATGACGCTGGCAAAGCAACGATGATCATTTCAAACATGACGCTTGATCAACTCAAAACAGATTTGGGTGATCGTCTTTGGTCACGTCTGCAACATGGTGGACTAACCATAATCGAATGCAATTGGGCAGATGCGAGGGTTAATTCATGAGGATGACTGAAGATGAATATCAAACCATGCGTTTAAATCAAAAAAATAAGGGGTTAGAGGCAAAGAAAAGCAAAAGTAATGCAACGGTAGCGGATAGCGTAAAAACATCAAATCTGAGCGATTTTAGACGCATTCTGTGCAAAGAGGAAAATGTAATTTTTAGCTGTGAAATAGCGACTGTTCCACCGTCAGTAAATCACTACTGGGTAGCAACAGGGAAAAGAAGATTTTTAAGTGAGCGAGCTAAGGTTTTTCATCGAATAGTAAAACAATTAGTTCCAGCTCATAAAACATTGAAAAGATTAAAACTTGAGGTGACTTTTCACTTTCCTGATAGACGTTGCAGAGACATAGATAACTACCTGAAAGCAACGATCGACAGCTTAGTGAAATGCGGATTATGTGTTGACGATGAACAGTTTGATGAACTGATTGTTAAGCGTGGAAATGTAGTCAAAGGCGGTCTAATCAAGCTAACGGTTAGTGAGGTCTGAGAGGTGAACATGCGAGTTGATGGAAATGCTTTAACCAATGATCCTCGCGCACGCGCGCGTTTTGTCAATGCTCGAAAAAAAGCGAAGAAATTCATAGTTCAAAGACGTGGCTACAAGCTGCCTGACTTCAATCGCATGATTCTTGATTTACGAAATTTAGGCTGGTCGCACGAAAAGATTGCTTATGTGTTGGACGTACAAGGCGGTAGCACTGTTTCAGCATGGGCAACTGGTTCTGTCCCTGATTATGTTCACGGGGAGCAGTTTGTAATGCTTTGGAGAGAGCAAACAGGCATTGACAGAGAACCACGTGAGGGCGAGTGGCAAACATACAAATATGACATTGGTCAGCTTGATCTGTTGGACGTTTTAGACAACTTCGCTGATCAGTTAGATGAGGAATTAGTGGGATGAATGAATCAATCAAAGAAGAACTGCTTTTCGGCTGTATGACATACAAAGACATGATGTCACTACGCGCTCAGTACAACCAAGGTGACAGATCATTTTATCCAAGGCAAGCCAATGCACTCTATTTAAAACTTGTTCGCAGAGGTTGGGCATCAAGAATGAAAGAGCGTGCTAAGAACGTGACCAGCAGTGACAAGGAGCAAAGCCAATGAATGCGATCAATAAGAATGAGGTGAGCATGTTTAAGGTTGGGGATAAGGTTGTTAATGACGCATTTATTAATAGCGATATTTATGTGTTTAAAAAGTTAATGCCTGAAATTGGCATGGCTTTAATTGCTCATGATGATGATGAGGGTGCTTGTGGTCTTTATAGTTTAAGACACGCAACTGAACAAGAAATCGCAGCAGGACATCGTATTGATACCACTACAGGCGTAACAGTTATAACGCCAAGCGGAACTAGCAAAGTTAAAGGCGGTATGGCTGCATTTGTTGACATGGGCGACGACTCACACATTGAGAATCATGTTAGTCCGAATTGCAAAGTAGAGGTGAAGTGATGAGAAGTGAATTTGATACGTTAGAACAATATCAAGAATCAATGAAAGAATTTAATGAAAATACGCGCATGGGATTTGAAGAATTTATTCAATCTCACGGCTCAGATAGAAACAAGCTACAACTCAGATGCACCCCTTACACAAGCAAAAAAGGAGGATACGGTTCGTTTGATTTAGATTTTGGTTTGTGTGTTTACCAACACCAACAATCCAAAGTTGATGAGCTGCAAAAGCGGGTGAATTCCACTCTAAAAGTAGTTCAATCAATGCGAAATGAAGTTAAGCATGGTCACATGTCGGATGAAGAAGTTCAGATGTTGTCTAGCTTCGCTGATGATTTAGAGCAAGCGCTCAAGGATGGAATTAAATGAGACTAAGCAGGCTATCACTAGCAATGTTAATTGCACAGCCACAACCGCCAATTAAAGGGTTTTATCTACCAGATGCGAGGTTGAACCAATGACCACATTCAAAGGCGCTCAATCACACAACAAATCCACACACTAACAAACTAAAACTAGCTCTATCCGTTTATTAACAACGAATAGGGCTTTTTTATGGCTAGCCGAACAATTAAAACACCGGGCGCAACTTCTGAAACCACAGAAGAAACAACTCAACCTACAGAACAAACCACCGCTGAAATTGCTGATGCGGCTTTAGATCATATTCAGGCAGACGAAAAGCCTGATATTCAAAATGCAGTGCCAACAACTGAAGATATTTTGCGTCAAGAACTTGCAGCAATGCGTGCTGAAATGGCTGAACTAAAGAAGTCTACTCAGGGCGAAGCAAACGCAAGTTCAGGGTCAACTGGTGAAGTTAAGCCGAAAAAACGTGTTCCAGTCTTAACAAAAGATGGGTGGACTACGAAGGAGGCTGACTAATGTGTGGTGGCACTGTTGGGAAAATCTTTTCCTCTGTCACTGATGCCATCGGTCTCACCGATACCAAAGCAGCTTCTCAGGGCTTTGATGCAGCAGCAGCGGAGAGAAAAGCACAAAATGAAGCACAGCAAAGTGCTAATGCGTCTATTGCGGAACGTAAGAAACGCAGTGCTTCAACTGTGCTTTCGTCAGCTACAGACACTCAAAAGAAAACCACTTTAGGGGGCTGATATGAGTGATCAAGTAGCTAAATTGTGTAAACGCTTGGGAGAGCTGAAGGCAGAACGTTCACGCTATGAGTCACAGTGGACAGAATGCTATCGCTATGCTGCACCTGAGCGTCAGCAATCTTTTATTGGTGATGACGTAACAGAATCACGTAAGACACAACGAGCAGAGCTACTTGATTCAACTTTAGCGGAAGCAACGCAGTTGCTTGTATCGAGCATCATTTCAGGGACTACGCCAGCCAATGCTTTGTGGTTTAAAGCTGTTCCTGATGGTGTGGATGATCCATCTGAACTAACAGAGGGTGAACAGTGGTTTGATGTGATTGCACAATTCATTTGGCGCAATATTCATGGTGCAAACTTTGATAGTGAAATCTTTGATTTAGTGACAGATTGTGTGGTTGCTGGTTGGGGTGTGATGTATACAGACGTTGACCGCAAGGCTGGCGGTGGTTACGTCTTTCAGACCTATGACATTGGGCAATGCTATCTAGCTTCAACACGTCAAGATCAGCGAATTGATACGTTGTTTCGTGAGTTCGACATGACAGCAGCAGCATTAGTTGCTGAGTATGGTGAGAAAAAAGTCAGCGAGAAAGTCCGCAATACTTACAAAGAAAAGCCTGACACCAAGTTCAAAGTTATTACTGTTGTTCAGCCACGAAACATTCACCAAAGTGACAGCCCATATGTTTTAGCTAAAAAGATGCCTTTTGCTTCATATCACATCGAAGTTGAAGCAAAGCATATTTTAAAAGAATCGGGCTATAACGAGTTTCCTTTTGTCGTTCCACGCTATCGGAAGTTACCTAATTCTGTTTACGGAATTGGGCAAGTTTCTACAGCTTTGCCTGATGCAAAAACTGCAAACAAATTAGTCCGTGACACGTTGCGAAGTGCAGAGATTTCAACGCTAGGCATGTGGATTGCTAAAGATGATGGCGTTTTAAATCCTCGAACTGTGCGTCTAGGCGGTGGGAAGATCGTTGTAGCTAATGCCGTTGATTCTATGCAGCGAATGGATGATGGCAAAGGTTATCAAGTCGGTGTCGAGCTACTGCAATTGCTACAAGGTGGCATCCGTAAAAAGATGATGGCTGATCAACTACAACCAGCCGATGGACCAGCAATGACCGCAACAGAGGTATACGTCCGTGTCGACCTGATTCGTCAGCAATTAGGACCTTTGTATGGTCGTTGGCAAGCGGAATTACTTACACCACTTTTAGAGCGTACTTTCGGGCTTGCATATCGTGCTGGTGTGATCGGTGAAGCGCCTGAAGAAATGCAGGGTCGCAATCTATCATTCAAATTCATCTCAGCTTTAGCGCGTTCTCAACAGCTAGAAGAAGTGACAGCAATTGAACGCTTTATCGCTGGATTAGGGAATATTGCAGCAATTGATCAAAGCATCTTAGACAACATTGATTTTGATGCGGTTGCTCAGGTCACAGGCATGGGCTTGGGTGTTCCTACGTCAATTTTGCGTACGCAAGATGAAATTGATCAGATTCGTCAACAACGTCAGCAAGCACAGCAACAAGCAGTAGCACAAGAACAAGCTCAAACCTTAGCGCAACCAATCGCAAACGCATTGGGGAAAGGTGTTGAAGCAGAACTAACAAGCGAGGTTAGATCATGATTTATTTAGGTTTTGTATTGGCGGTTGTCATCCTGTTTTATGCAATTTATCAAAAAGTTAAGCACGAAAAATGGCATGACATGTACTGGGATGAAAATCGACTTCATCAAGATACGAAGTTTCAGTTAGATGATGCTCATGCTGAACTCAATGAACTAACCAACAAAATTGAACTGCTCGAAGAAGCTTTGCGCGAAAAGGATAACGAAGCAGAAGTTACAGGCAAATTCGTACAGCACAGGCAATTAACGCGACCAACGCCTGAAACATACCGTGTTGTTTTTGACCTGGACATCAATGGTCAGCGAATTTTAGAGCATCTGACACAGATGTATTGCCGTGATGCTTTCGACCCGCAATCAGAGCGTAAGACAAGCTTCAATTTAGGACAGCAAAGTGTTGTCAATTTCTTAATTAATCAAATCAATCAAGCAAATGATCCGAATAACAGCGAGGTAGAGAGCAATGGATGATTTACAGAATCAAGATACACCACCAGTTGTTGAAGAACCTACTCCAGTACCAACTGATCCAACAAATAACGGTGATCAACAACCGACTAATGAACAGCCAAAAGAGCCTGAAAAAGAGTCGACCAAAGAAATTGATCTACCTGAAACAGCAGATGCTTACAAGGTAGAAATTGAAGGCTTTGATTTCGATGCATTCAAGGCTGATGAAGGTAATAAAGCCTTTTTAGAAAATGCCCTTAAAGCAGGGATTTCTAATGAGCAATTAGGCGTTGTTCTTCAAGCCTATGAGCAACACACAGCAGTTCAATTGGAAGCGTTGCAATCAGAATGGGGTGGTGAATTTGATCAAAACCTACGACTTGCAAAACAAGCGGTAGAAGCAGCAGGGCTAGATCCAAAGCAAATTGATTCTCCGACATTCGGCATTCGTTTGGCTGCTCACTTCGGCAAGGCATTACAAGAAGATATGCCCCCACAAAATACACAACTAGGCGGTGGTTCAAGCATTACAGAATTATTGGCATCAGAGGCATACATGAATCCGAGTCATCCCGACCATGCTCGTGTTAATGCCAAAGTTGAAAGTTACTACAACAAAACATACGGCTAGGGGGTTGACCAATGGCGAATGAAAACAAAATCACAGCGGCATTTGTGCAGCAATTTCATGACACTTATGAAGTCGCTGCTATGCAGAATGACTCGCGATTATTAAAAACAATCGTGAATCGTGGAAAAATTGAAGGTGAATCATTCACGATCAATGATATGGGTCAAGTTGAAATGTCAGCATCGGGCAACCGTTTTGGCGACACAACTTGGACTATTCCTGATGCTGGTGTGCGTACAGCATTAATGGCAGATTGGGATTTATTTATCCCGATTGAAGCCCGTGATTTGCCAAAACTAAAAGCAAATCCATCTGACAAGTATATGAAAAACTTGATCAGTGCTCGTAACCGTAAAACTGACGACATTATCTATCAAGCTTTAGTTGGTGGTGTAACTCGTACAACAGTTGCGGATAACGGTACTAAATCAACAGCCACAGTGAACTTGCCAGCAGGTCAAATCATCCTTTCAGCTTTTGGTACGTTGAAGCAAAAAATCATCAAAGCAAAATCACTTTTCCGTAAAAACGAATGTGACGAACACAATGGTGAGCAAATCTACATCCTTTATACATCGGACATGCTGTCAAGCATTTTGAGTGATACAACACTTACAAGCGCTGACTTTATGGCAGGGAAAATGCTGCAAGAAGGTGGTGTAGGTGGTAAATGGATGGGTGTCAACTGGATTCCATATGAAAAACTAAATCAAGGTGCAGCGGTAGGTGAATTACGTACTGTAATGTATGCAGGTTCAGCAGCTCATTTTGGTGATGCCAACATCACAGGCTTTGACATTTCTAAACGTCCTGACAAAAAGAACATCTCGCAAGTTGGTGGTGTTCATTCGTTTGGTGCTGGTCGTGCAAACGAGCTTAAAGTGGTTGCTATCGACTACGTTGTGTAACCTCGTTCGCCTCACCGTTTAGCAGGGCGGTGGGGTGCTTTTTTAACAAAGTAAACGTAGCGAAAGGAATAAGAATGGAAAACCAACACCGTAAGATCAAAGGTTATCGAGACCTCAGTAAAGAAGAAATCGATTTAATGAACCGCATTAAAGAAAAGGGTGCTGAATTACTTTCTTTACAAGCTGAGCTAGTTGGTCGACTTGATACAGATTTTGAAGTAAAAAAGGTTGCTGCATTTAACTCGCAACTTGCACCTAATGATTTTGCTAGTGAAGAATGTCAAGAACTTGAACGCTTCAAAGCAGCTGAACCATTGCGCTGGGCGGCTATTGGGAAAACTGATATTCAAACAGGCATCATGGCCTTAGTTCGTGCAGTAGCCCAGCCTATAGGTGTCTAACACCCAACAAACCTCAACCAGAAGCCGTCTATCGTGAGATAGGCGGTTTTTTAATGGGAGAGAAATTATGTCAACAATCATTCGGCCAGGCTTTAGCGCAATTTATAAAGACAAGACGGCATTCACTAGCGAGGAGATTTTTGTTGAAAGTCAGACATCACCCGCATTGGGCCTGTGGGTTGGTGTCACTGGTGCAGGTCCAGTTTATATCGATATAAAAGGTAGTGATGGAGTGTGGCGCACATACCCTGAATTGACCTTTACCACCACGACAGCGCAGCTTATCAATTTAAAACGTGGCTGGGTTCGTTTCCGTTTTGCAGCTGCGGCTGCAACTACACTTGAGGTGTCAGCATGAGTTCAATTGCTCGACCAGTTGCACGGTCGGTGTCTCGGTCTGTACTGGCTGGACAGGGCGTAGATTTAGGGTATTTGATTCGGTCTATGTTTTCTAGCGGTGAGCAGGGCTTCTTCTACGATCCGAATGATCTATCAACGATGTATCAGGATGCTGCGGGTACTGTGCCTGTGACTGCTGCAGGGCAGCCTGTGGGGTTGATGTTGGATAAGAGTAAGGGGTTGGCTTTAAGTGCTGAACTACTAACTGCATTATCACCATTAAACAGCACATTATCATCAACATTGCCACCGCTTACAGCTACATCAACAGCAGCGAGTGGGGTTTATGGTGCATCAAAAGCCAACTTTGCTCAAGCAGGGAAAACATACAAAGTTAAGATGTCGTGGTCTGGAAATACGCAGCTTACAAACATCGTTTTGCAATGTGGCGGGGTTGGTACTCCTGCATTATCTTTACCCTCCACCTTGTCGGGTACTATAGAAGCAATATTTATTGTAAGTAATATTGGACCGTTGAATATATACAAAACTTCAACAGCTATCGGGCAATCATTCACAATTGACTCAATATCAATTAAAGAAGTAGCAGGAAATCACGCCTACCAAACTCAATCAGCAATGCGTCCGTTACTTGTTGCATCACCACAACGACTAGACTATGACACAGCAGACGATAAGCTCATCACCACCCTACCAGCACAATTAACAGGCTGTACAGTAATTCGCTCTGTACCAAATGTCGGCACTCAAATTCTGACAGGTCAAACAATCCCAACAACATACAACGACAATACAGACCATTGTGGTTTGCTTGTTATTAACAGGGCTTTGACTGCTACAGAAACAAGTCAGATTACAAAGCTATTCAACAGAGCAGCAGGGGTGTGAAATGTTTAATCTATCCGTTGTAAACATCGTACCCGATGCTCACAAAAACGCTATCAATCAAATCGCTGAACTTTATGGATGTGGTGAAAACAATCTATCTGTAAAGTTAATTGACAGTAATGGTGCAATCTATTGGGGCTGTCATTCTTGGTGGAAGCCTGAAGATTATGCGCAGTTCTCTGATGATGATTTGAGAGCGCAAGTCGTACCTGCTGAATTATCAACTGCACTTGGTCACTTATACGAGCGATTAATGCTTGATGGGAATAGTCAAGAGAATTGGCAGGCTGCATTGAGTGAGCTTGGTTTAACTGTATTCGAAATAAGTGAGGCGTAACTTTACACAACAAATCACACTCGAAAAGCCTTCAAGCTAATCAAAACTTGAGGGCTTTTTTATGACTACGACAAAAGTATCCATCTGCAACAATGCATTGAGCATGATTGGCGGTCAGCAGATCGCAAGCTTTGAAGAAGAATCGAAACTAGCGCAACTGTGCCGAAATGTTTACGACACAACACGTTTAGCTTTGCTTCGCTCACATCCTTGGTCATGCGCCAAAAAACGGCAAATCTTATCTCCAATCTCCACCTATCCAAGTTTTGGTTATGCTCATGCATTTCCATTGCCTAGTGATTACGTCCTGATTATTTCAGCCAATACCGAACGTTATGAAGTGGAAAATCGTCATATCTTAGCTGATACAAACACAGTTCAACTTGAATATGTTTTTGATAACGACAATGAGCAAACGTGGGATTCATTGCTAGTTGAAGCCATGACTTTAAAAATGGCATCAAAGCTTTGTAAGCCTGTGACTGGAAGTGATGCAGCAGGGCAAAGCGCAGAAGCACAATTTCAAGATATTTTACGCCAAGCCAAAGCCATCAACGCCCAAGAAAGACCAAGCCAAGACATCCAATGGGCTGAATCGACTTACATTTCGGAGCGTTACTAATGAAGCAATGGATATTAAAAAATAATCTAAGCTCTGGTGAATTAAGTCCGCTTTTATGGACTCGCACAGACATTCAGCAGTATGCAAACGGTGTGAAAAAATTGGTAAATGCCTTGCCTTTGGTTGAGGGTGGGGCAAAGAAAAGACCAGGTACTAAATTTAGAAAAATTTTCGCAGGAGCACTGAGATTAATTCCGTTTATTGCCAATTCTGAAAACACGTATCTATTGATCTTGGGTGTGTCATCCATCAAGGTTTACAACCCAAGAACCTATGCAGTGGTGTATGAAACAACCACGCCATATGACACAGCTCAAAAAGTTAAAGAAATTCAGTATGCGCATACAAAATATCGTATGTACATGGTTCAAGAGAGTACGCCTGTACAGCGTTTGCTATGTTCAGCAGACTTCACCAACTGGCAGCTTGCACCGTTTACGTTTGGTGTAAATCCTAATGATGAACTTGGATCAACGCCCAATGTCGCATTAACACCGTCGGGAACAGAAGTTGGAAAGATCATTTCTTTAACAGCAGCAGCATTCCCAAATTGGAGCAATACTGAAACCTATCTGACGGGTGATCGAGTTATTCATTCAAGTAAAACTTGGAGAGCATTAGCAGATAATTCAGGATCAGAGCCAACAACAGTAAATACAAATTGGGTAGCAGTTACAGCAGGAAACGCATCTGTATTTACGACTGATAGCGTAGGCAGCATTGTTGAGATTAATGGCGGTCAGGTCAAAATCACAGAATACATTTCAGCAACTAAAGTGAATGGACAAGTCTTAGTCAAATTAACGTCTAATATTCAGGCTATTGCTAAATCTTGGTCATTAAAATCAATAGCTTTTAGTGCCGAAACTGGATACCCAAAAACAGTATCTTTCTTTAAACAACGTCTAGTTTTCGCCAATACAAAAACAAGCCCTAACCAAATGTGGTTCAGTCGAATTGCTGATGATGGAAACTTCCTAGAAACCACTGAGGATGCCGACGCCTTTAGTATCGCGTCTAGTTCAGCACAATCAGATAACATTTTGCATCTTGCTCAACGTGGTGGTGTGGTAGCCCTTACTGGTGGTGCTGAATTTCTTATCAATTCACAAGGACCATTAACACCAAGTACAGCGCAAATTGATGAACATACTTCATTTGGTGTGCAGGCTAATGTTAAACCATGTCGGGTAGGTAACGAGCTTTTGTTTGTTCAGCGTGGTGGTGAACGCCTAAGAGCAATGTCATATCGTTATGAGGTAGATGGATTGGTATCGCCTGAGATATCAGCTATTGCACCGCATATTCCTGAAAATCATGGTGGAATCAAAGAGCTTACCTACCAACAAACACCAAATAGCATTGTGTGGATTGTTCTTAATGATGGAACGGTTGCATCAATTACGCTTGAACGTGATCAAGAAATGAATGCTTGGTCGCAACATAATTTTGGTGCTGAAGTATTATCTATGTGTGCTTTGCCTACAGGCTTGGGTGAAGATCAGTGTTTTATGCTCAGTAATCGCAATGAACTTACTGTGTTAGAGGAAATAAAAGACTCAGCTCAAAGTGATTGTGAGTTTGATATTGCTTTGGTCAATGGTGTTGGATCGATACTCAATTTAGATATTCAGGTGCTAGATAATGCAATAGTGAGCTTTAGCAATGCTGATGGTTATCACTATTCAACCTACACAATTGTGGGATCAAATTTAAGCATACCCGATAAGACATTGAGCCAAACAGTTCAATTAGGTCAAGCATTTGAAATGGAAATTGATCTACTTCCACCTGATTTTAGCCAAGTGCCTGCAACAGCGATGTTTCATAAAATCCAAGTGCATGAGATGGCAATCTATTTAAATAAATCAATTGGTGGATATATCAATGATCAAGAGATTTCAACCAAGCTTTACAACCAAAATGCTTTCTTGAACTTGCCATACACTGGTTATGCATTAGATAGCTTTTTAGGTTGGCAATCACTTCATGATCTTCAAGTGAAGATAACACACAACAAACCGTTGCCATTTCACATGCAAAGTATCTCTATGTTGGTATCAATCAATGAGAAATAGAGATGCACGTCCGAGCAGCAACTTTAGATGATATCGAAACGCTTGTTGATTTCGGCAAGCGTCTCACCAAAGAATCACCAGTTTTTTCAAAGCAAGGCTTTAACGAGAGTGGGGCGAGAGAGTTATTTGAGCTTCTGATTTGTCGTTACGGGTCAATTTTTATCGTTTCAGATGAATACAGCAATCCCATAGGTGCGGTTATAGGTGCAATTAGCTCAGATTGGCGCACAGGGCACAAGATCGCATTTGAGCAAGGTGTTTATGTACTTCCTGAATATCGTTGCTCTAATGCAGCAAAAAGCCTAATTAATGCGTTCATTGGTTGGTCTAAGTTGCAAAATGCTGATCGTATCCAATTAGGCACAATGTCGGGCATTCAGGCTGAAAAGGTCGTGAAGCTTTATGAAAGTCTTGGCTTTGAGCTGCGTGGTTATGTTTTAGAGATGGAGGTTTGATATGTGTGGAAGTGGAGGTAATGTAATTTCTTCTAGCTTTGAAGCTGCTGGAAATCTAGCGAATGGGTTGATGGCAGAAGCTACAGCTAGGGGTAATGCTAAAACAATCAAATCAGTAGCTAAACAACAATCTAAAAAGATCGTAAATCAAGGGCGAAAAGATGCTTCTAGCGCACGTGCTGTGGCTGCTGAAAATGGTTTGGATGTAAACGTGGGCGTTCCAGCATTGATCGAAGATGAAATTTTAGGGGATGCAGCATATAACGCATCAATGAATATCAGTCAGGCTGGTTATAGTGCTTCTGATGTATTGCGACAAGGAAAGATGCAGCGTAATAACTATGGTATGAAAGCAGCAAGTAGCACGATTGATGCGATTGCTCAAGCCAATGGGTGGAAATAATGCGTATTCCAGTTTCAAGAGGGCGTGTTGATGCCCAAGCTCAAATGCAGTCATTTACACCAAATACAGGTTTAGCTGAAATTGGTCAAGCCATTGGTGGTGCGATACAAGGTCGTCAAGACAAGCAGGCAGAACAAGACGTTTTAAACAAACGCTTGGAACTTTACAATAATGATTTAGCTGAGCGTGAAGGCAAGCTAAAAGTAGATGACTTTCTGACGACTTCATTCACAGAAAAAACAACATTACTACGCAATGAAGTTGCAAACGGTACTAAAAATTCACAGCAAGCCAGTGAAGAATTAAAGACTTGGACTGATACCCAGTTCAAAGATTTATCAAGCTCTTTACCTATGCACGCGATGCACACTTTTAAATCGCATGTGGATAGTACCGTAGGCAGACAAAGTGCAGACTTCCTTCCTTTGCAATTGCGTAGTGATGCCCAAAAAGGCTTACAGATCGTTGATCAGGCTTTTGGTATAGCAACACGACTACCAAGAGACAAACGTCAAGCTTACCTAGAGCCATATCTAGCCAATCCAAATATTTCAGAAGCACAAAAAACTGAGTACCGCAAAAAATTAGAAGTTACATCCGACAGAATGGATTTGGATGAGCGAATTCTAAGAGCTGTCGAAACTTCGAATATTGCTGAATTGCAGACATTAAGTAGTGAGCTTGATAAAGGAGGATTTAAAAACCTTGATGGTGAGACAGTTCAAAACTATCAAAAATCTATCTCAAGTAAAATTTATACATTGCAGCAGCGTGATCAGGTTTTAGAAAATAAGCGTGTTAGCGAGTCAAACAAGGTGTTTAACGAGTTTCAGCAATCAGTTTTAACTGGTCGTAACCTGGATGCGTCTTACATTGATAATGTTCGTGCCGCAGTAAAGGGAACACCAAATCAAGAAGATTTCGAATTTTACCTACAACAATCTAGTAATTTTCAGAAGTTCTCGAAACTAAGTACAGATCAACAATTAAAAGAATTAAACAATCAAAAAGTGGTGATGAAAAATTCAACAACAGCAAATGCAGTACGTGAACAAAAAGTCATGACGGTTTACCAGTCAATCTACAATCAGAAATTACAAGCTGCTAAAGACAATCCTAATCAATTACTAGCTGAAGCAGGCATTCAACTACCTGAATTAAACCCAATTGAAATGAAAATGAATCCTCAAGGATTTGCTAAGAATGTCATTGATATTGGTTCATATCAGTTAGCAATGAAAGCTAAAGATCCGAATGTTTCAATTAAACCGATTTCTAATGATGTTTTACCCCAAGCTGTAGAAACTTTTGATAAATCCAGTGCAGACCAAAAACTTAATTTTATTGGAAATTTGATTGGTCAAACAAAAGGCATTAATGGCGGCAAACAGCTATGGCAAGAGACGCTAAAACAATTGGGTGGTGGTTCACTTAATTATGTTGCGGCTGGTACAGCACGATTAAATAACTTTAAGTCTACTGAGGGGAGAGATTTAGCAACTTCTATTATCTCAGGTACTCAACTACTCAAAAACAAGCAATTGATCATGCCTAAAGAAGATGAGTTGCGACTCGAATTCAATGAATATGTCGGGCAAACATTGACAGGAACAACAGCAAACGATGCCTATGAAGTATTCAAAGCTGTTTATGCAGATACGATGGACGCACGAGGATTTAGTCACGCTGCTAAAGATGCTAGTCCTGATAAAGCGATTCTTAAAACTGCCTTAAGTATGTCGACTGGTGGCGTATATACACAGCCTAATTCTTTCAAGAACTATTTAGGTGAAAAAGGATCAGATTGGAAAGTGGCAAAACCTTATGGTATGAACGATGAATCATTTGAAAATCGACTTGATCAAGGGTATAGCACGATAGCTAAACAAACTGGATTAAGTGAGTCTGAACTTAGATCGCTTCGTTTGCGTCAAGGAAAGCCATCCGCAACAGGTGAGATTCAATATGATCTGATCAATGAACGTGGTCAGCCACTTGTCGTTGATGGTGCTATTTGGCGCATCAAAATGAATGGGGTGAAAAAATGACTTGGTTTGATACGTTTGCAGATGATGAACAACAATCAGTAGAGCAGCTACAAAAACAAGGCATTACAGGTAAACCAACCAAGCAAAAAGAAGTTGGTTTGTTTGATGGTGCGGTTTCTGCTCCCATTCGTGGTACTGCTGCTGGCTTTGCAAAGGTTGCAGATACTCTAACAACTCCATTGGATGCAGTGGTTGATCGTGTCGGGTACAGTTTAAAAGATGTATCTACCAATGAATTTATCGAGCCTTATTCTGAGTACAAGGATAAGAAAGAAAAAGCACGTGACAGCTTGGTTTTAGAAGGCATTAATGCTTTAGAAGATAAAAAAAATACAGGTGTAGTTGGTCAAGTTGGTTATGCATTAGGAGATTATGCTACACGTGCTGTAACGGGTGGTTTATTCGGTGGTGTAGTAGGTGCATCTGCCATAACTGGTGCATCTGAAACCAATTACAAATATAAAGATTTAACCGCTAAAGGTGTTGATAGCGGAACAGCTTTAAAAGTCGCTGCTGTGGATGGTGCTGTGGCAACTGTATCTACAGCATTGCCTTTATCCTATGGCTTCAAAGGAACTGCTGGCGCTTTAAAAGATGCTGCTTTGTCGGTAGGTGGTGCAACTGCTTTGTCGACTGGTGGTCAAGCGCTAAGTGGAGAAATACTAGATTCTGCAGGATTTGAGAAACAGGGCAAAGAATACGAAGTCACTTATCAAAGTGTTGCGACTGACCTTGCATTGAATGCTCTTTTATTCGGTGCTAGTCGTGGATATTCAAATTATGTAGGCAAACAAATTGATGCTGAATTAAATAATTTAAATTCCGATGTAGATGCTAAAGCAACTCAGGTGCAAAGTGTTCTTGAAGTCAATCGAATGCAGTTTGAAGATACGACTGCACCTGTAATGCCGAAGGATTTAATCCAGCAAAACAATCATCTTATTAACCTAGATAATGCCACTCAACAACTCAAAGTTGGTCGACCTGTAAACGTGCCAAACGTGGTTAAGGGTGAGGAAAAACGCAAGCCTTTAGATATTGAAGCTAGTGCTTTGCCATCTAATGCAAAATCTATTGCAAGACGTGCATCACAAGAGGGAGTTGATCCAAGTGTTGCATTAACCATTTCTCAAATGGAAAGTAATTTTAGCCATACAGCTAAAAACCCTAATTCTACTGCGCAAGGTTTATTTCAAGTCCTAGACAAAACATGGAAAAACTTAGGCGGTGGAGACAGACTTAATGCTGATGAACAAATCCGAATTGGCTTAAAACATATCAAACAGGCGAATAATTACATCGCAAAGAATATTGGACGTTCGCCAGTTGCGCATGAGCAATATTTAGGTCATTTGTTAGGTCCATCTGGTGCGGTTCATGTTTTAAAAGCGGATCCAAACGCCAAGCTTATTGATGTTGTAAGTCAGTATGACAAGAAAAATGCAGCTGATATTGTCAACAACAATCGCATGACTGGGATGACTGTAGCTCAAGCCATAGATAAGTGGCGTAAAAAATGGAATACAGTCAGTTCAAGATATGGCGGTGAAAGCAATAGCACCGCCTTTGGCATGGATGGTTCAAGCTATGACTTTGCTTATGAAGTACGTGATCTGAATGAACTTATCACATCAAATGATGCCCTCTATGGTGTAAATCCAAACTATCCAGCAGAACTACAACCACGTGACCGTACACGTGAAGCATCACGCCAACAAATTGAGCGTATGGCTGATGACTTAAAACCTGAATTACTTGGTGAAAGCTACAAGCTATCGGATGGCGCTCCGATTATTGGAATGGATAATGTGGTTGAATCGGGCAACGGTCGTACATTGGCAATCGGTAAAGCTTATTCAGATGGCAGAGCAGAAGCTTATCGTCAATTTGTGAATGATTATGCGAATAGTCGTGGATGGGATGTTTCAGGATTGAATAATCCAGTCCTTGTTCGCACAAGGCTTACAGAAGTTGATCGTCCATCATTCGCAAAACTGGCAAATGAAAGTGATGTGGCACAATTAAGCGCAACTGAACGTGCAAAATCTGATGTAGATCGTTTACCTGATTCATCACTTTTAAAAATCAATGCTGATGGAAATATTAACCTTGATCAAAGCATGGATTTTGTTAAAGGTTTTGTGAATCAATTGCCACAATCAGAGCGAGCAACTGTTATCACTGGTGATGGGCGTTTATCTCAAGAGGGGAAACGAAGAATTGAATCAGCTTTGGTTCAACGTACTTATGGTGATTCGAATCTTTTAGCGCGTCTATCTGAAAATTTGGATGATGATAGTAAGTCAGTTCTTAATGCTTTACTCCGTGTTGCCCCTCAATTGGCGCAATTAGACGACTTAGTGCGTCAAGGTGGTAGACATAGCAACTCAATTGCAAAAGACCTGTCACAAGCAGCACAGAAGCTTAGTGACTTAAAAGCAAATGGCTTGCGAGTAGATGATTATTTAAATCAAGGACAGCTTATTGATGATGGTTTAAGTGATGGCGCTAAAGCATTTTTGAATGTCTTTGAAACAAATAAGCGAAGTGCAAAAGGCATTACTGACAACATTCAGCAAGAAATTGATCGTATTGAATCAATGGGCGATCCAAGACAGGGTAGCTTGTTTGGTGATGGTCCAGAAGAATCAGCAGCATTAGATATCATCATGCAAAATCCTGATCAATTAATTTCTGTGAGCCGTGTTGATCCTGAAGGCAATATAGAAGAAATAACTATGACCTTGCGTGAACGACTGGATGAACTGGAAGCAGAAGCAAAACAAGCAGAACAAGATACACTAGCAGCTCAAACCGCTATTAGTTGTGCTTTGCAGTTTGGGTGATGGTATAATGTTTAATCAAAAATAGATTGGTTAAAGAAGCCACCTTGATAGAGTAATTAATATGTTTTGGTTCACCATCTTGATTTGGACAATAGTAGCAATCGTCGTGATATTGCCAGTGATTAGTAAATTCTCAGGAGACGGGAAGCTGACTGATTTTTTAGTTGGCTTGTGCTTATCCGCTCCATTCTTGTTTGTTGCCCTTATCTTGGGATAAACACACCCAACAAACCGCATCCACAACAATGCTCAGATAGCCTAAAACTATTTGGGCATTTTTTTTATGAAAGAGCAATGCAAACAAGCCGTAGCAAAAGCATTAGGCAAGGCGACACTTAGCCAACAAGAAGCCACAGATATTGAAAACCGTATCAAAGATGCAATGAAAGCTTTGGCGAAAAAAGATATTCAAAATTGGAGAAATCTTTCTGATACAGACAAGCTCACTGAAGCAGGCAAGTTTGTAGCACAGGACATTCAAGACCAATTAAAAAGAAAGCATAAAATTGCAGCTTTAGATATTCTCACGCAAAGCAAAAACCTTGCTTTACTAGATCATCCGACTTTACCAGCAAGTGAAGTTGTAGATCGTTTAGTTGCTCCGCATGGTGATATGTCGGGCATCCAATCTTTAGATTCAAAATCACGTGCAATTGCAGATATCTACCGTGGCGAGCTTGTGGACTTTTATACCAATATTAAAGGCGGGTTAGGTGTTTTCACAGATAAAGAATTGGTAAATAAAATTGTCCGTGAACGATTTGGCGAAAGCACTGGTGATGCAACCGCTAAAAGCATCTCAGATAAAATGGGCGAAGTGTTTGAAACCATGCGGGAACGCTTTAATCGCTCAGGTGGTGACATTGGAAAGCTAGATGATTGGGGATTACCACAGGCGCATAGCTTAGAAAAGATCGTGAAAGCAGGGAAAGAGCAATGGGTGCGTGATGTCTTGCCCGACCAAGATAGAAGCATGTTTGTGCATGAGGATGGTAATCCATACTCTGATGATGAATTAAAAGCTCTACTGGAATATTCATTCGATACACTATCAACCAATGGCGCAAATAAAACCGAAATTGGAAGGCAAAAATTTGGCGGTAATTCTAAAGTTACCAGTCGTCACAGTGAAAGTCGTGTGCTTCATTTTAAAGATGCAGAAGCTTGGTTGAGGTATCAAAACAAATATGGCGGAATGCCATTGGTTGATCTAGTTGAAGCTCATATAAATGGCTTATCCAAAGATATTGCAATGGTAGAGAATTTAGGAAGTAATCCTAAAAATGCTATGCGTATTTTGATGGATGCGGCAGACAAAAAAGATCGTGAAAAAGGCTTAATCACAAGCAATGAAAATAAAACCATTAAACGTGCTCAAATTATGTTTGACGAGTTCACAGGTCAAAACACACCACAATCAGAAGTATTAGCCAATTTAGGGCTTGCTTATCGCTCTATGAACGTTGCTTCGATGTTAGGCGGTACAACTTTGGCAAGTGTTACAGATCAAGCCATGATTGCGAAAACAGCATCTATTCATAATATTGCTTACCGCAAAACCTTTGGCGAATTGCTTACCCAGTTAAATCCTAAAAACAAAGAAGATCGAGAGCTTGCACATAGCTTAGGTTTAGCTACAGAGGAAATGTTAGGTTCAATCGCTCGTTGGTCGGATGATGGTCTCACTTCAGTTCATGGTAAGTCACAGAAGTTGGCGCGTGTATCAAGCGGCATTGCATCTCAGGTCATGCGTATTTCAGGACTGAATGCATTAACGGCAGCGTCTAAAGTTGGCTTCACTAAAATGCTGATGGAAAAATATGGGCGTTTAAGTCGATCAAAGACTTGGCAGGATTTAAGCGAAATTGACCGTGAATTACTAGAAAAAACAGGCTTGAGCGAGCGAGCATGGGAAGTCATGCGTTTAGCTGATCCAGTGATTGACCGCAAAGGTAATCAACTCATGTCAGCTCGTTCGATCTATGAAATTCCAGATGATAAGCTTTTAACTGCAATGGATAAGGATGTTAATCAACTGGTAAATGGTATTAATGATCAGATTAAAGAACTAAATGATCGAAATGCGGTAGATGATCAGCGTATTTTTAATCGTGAGCAAAAGCTAGATGATGTGAAGCGTAGCCTTTCACAACGCTTACTTGATTACGCAAATAGAAAGGATTCACAAGCACAAGCAGAAAAGCAGGCGTTGCAAGATCGAATGGATCTGCTTGATGCACAGAAAGAAGCTGCGGCAGCTCAGGCTGACATGAATGCTTATATTCGTACAATTGAAAATCAGGAAGATCTGAAAGGTTTTATTGATGGTATTACACAAGGCAAGACCATTGATAACCTAACAGACAAGGCAAAAAAACTAGGACGCACACTAGAGAGCCTAAACAATAGAGTGGAGCTAAAAGCCACTAAATTGAATGAAAGGATCAAAGGTTTTGAAAAAGAGATTCAAGGTAAGTTTTCAGACTTCAATGACCTTTTAGCTAAGCGTCAGAAGCTTTCTAAAGAAAAATTGGCAGCGTATGAAGATAATTTATCAGAGCGTTTGAATCGGTATGCAACGCGCCGCGATGTAAAAGCACAGCGTGAATTTGAAGCGCTAAACGAATTAAAAGAATTAGTGAGCTTGAAACAGCAACAGCTTGAGACTGATTTTGAAATCAAAAAAGCAGTTGAACAGACGAGAATTAAAGGCAAGACAGATAAAAAAATTGATTCGTCTGTCGCTCGGAACACTCGCAGAAACTATAAAAGCGGCGAGGATATAGGCCGTCGTTTGGGTAATGCTGAAAGAAGAATGGCAGAGTTGCGTGCAAAAATGCGCGCAGTTGATAGCAGTGCAAATAAGTCTATTAATCAGAAGTTCAAGGATTTAGATAAACGCGTAAATGCCTTAGATGATGAGTTTGTTGAATATCAGGCGAAAGTGGCAGAACGTCAAGCTAAGCGTCAGTACGTTATGGATAAGCTTGCGAACGGTATTGATGGGGAGAAAAAATTATTAGCACAAAAGATACGTGACGAAATAGCCACTCAGTTCCAAGCGCATTTGCTAGATGAACAAGGCATGGCAGTTGTAGAGGCTGGATTGCGAGAGCGTACTTTTATGAGTGCTGGTCAACGTAAAGGGACTGTTACAGGTGAAATATTTAAATCTATGCTTCAGTTCAAGTCCTTTCCAGCAGCCTTTCTTATGCGACATGGTAGTCGAGCATTATCAATGGAAAAGGGAACATCAAAAGCAGCTTATGGTGCGTCTATCTTTGCTATGACAACATTGCTTGGTGCATTGGTTGTTCAGCTTAAAGAACTGGCGAATGGTAACGATCCGCAAACGATGTGGGATAGTGACGACCCAAGACAAACCGCTAAATTTTTTACTCGCTCTGCGGTGCAAGGTGGTGGATTATCTATTTTGGGTGATATTGTTGTGGCGGGTTCAGATCCGAGTGGTCGTGGTATTGCTGATTTTATTGCTGGGCCGTTGGGTAGTGATGCTAAAGCTGTGGCTGGTATTACGGTTGGTAATGCGATGCAATGGTATGAGGGTAAAGATACCAATGCAGCGAATGAAGCCTTTAAACTTGCAAAGAGTAAAATCCCTGCACAAAATTTGTGGTATACCAAAGCAGCTACAAACCGTTTAGTATTTGACGAGCTGCAAGATATTGTTGCACCAGGATACAGAGAAAAGCTTTTAAGAAAAGCAGAACGAGAACAAGGGCGAACACGTTGGTGGGGTGATGACTTTAACGATGTGCAATCGCCTGATTTTGAGAGGGTGGTACAATAAGAAATATGATCAAATAGAAAGAGGGCAAAAGCCCTCTTATTTAACGACCACCTTCACGACGATCTGCCGCACGATCACCACAAGAATTTCCATTTTTATCATTTTGCCAGCTATGGTCACAGTTTCCTGCAAAACTAATCACAGGCATAGTCATCATGATTGTTAAGATAATTGCTTTCATTTTTTAACTCATATAAGTATAAATTGTTAAGTTTTTAATATATGCAATATTTTTGCGATTAACAATAACCTTTCAATTTATAACACCCAACACACCACACTCGAAGCCCTTGTATATATGCACTATATGCGAGGGCTTTTTTATGCGTGATGATCAAATTAAAGAGTTAGAAGAACTCACAGAAACGATGACAGATGACTTAATTAAAATTGCTTATGCTGCTAGTGAATGTGGGTTTGAAACACCTGAAGAACGTGGAGATAAAGTTTGGCTTTATAAGGGCTTAAATCAGTGCGCATCTGCTATTACAAAGGTTGAACAGGTATTAGCGTACCGCAGAGGAACATTACCGCCAACAAGCGCAAATGAAGATACACAACGCAAACATGAAGAAAGGCTAATCAAAAAAGCAGAAGAAGAAGCAGCCAAGATCAAACAACGGGTGAGCTAATGAATAAGCCGAAAATTAGCTTTCTTGCATTCTTTTTACTTTGGGCAGAAGTACAAAAGTGGAAAGTACCCAACTTTCACGTGCGTGTATGTGAGTTCCTAGAAGAATTTTATTTGATCGTGGGATGTGTGGCATTGCTTATGATGCCACGTGGACACTCTAAATCTACTATTTTGGATGTGTTTAATGCTTGGGTGATCTATTGCTACCCTGAAACTCAAATCTTGCATCAAGGAACAACAGACTCAGATGCTTATAAGTGCAGTAGCGGAACAAGAGATGTGCTCGCTAGACACCCTCTGACAATCAACAACGAAGATGTGAAGATTAAAAAAGGTGAAGTAGAGCGTTGGTTTGTCAAGGGGACAGATGATGTCCGTTATGGCACGATGTTGGCTAAAGGTATTCTTTCAGGGGTAACAGGACACCGTGCTCACTTCATCCAAAATGATGACGTAGAAACACCAAAAACAACTGGAACGCCCGAAGCAAGAGAAAAGCTACCACAGAAATTAAGTGAGCAAACACATATTGCCATACCTGGGGCGCGTGAGCTTTGGATCGGTACTCCTCACACATACGACTCACTGTATGAACAAATAAAAAAATTGAGTGATGTAAAGTGCTTGATCTTAAAAATGTTCGAGCATGAAAAGCGTATCGAGAACAGTAAAGTTGGGCAAATTGTACTTTTAGATTTCGAGCCTATACATGCGTTCACTGGAATCGGGAAAGGGTCAAAGTATCTCGAAAAAGGTGTTGGATATTCTTGTGTTCAAAAAGGTGAATATTGGGAAGTCAAAATTAATGAAGAACATTATTTAATTGATTTCTACTCAGAGGGAATATGGCCCGAAAGATTCACAGCCAAAGAAATGGCAAAAAGGCGTGAAAAATGTCAAACCCTGAATGAATGGGATTCTCAGTATCAGATGCATGCTAAACCTATTGGCGATGTGCGTTTGGACCCTGACAAAATCCATGCTTATGATTGTGAACCAGTATTAAAACGAGCAAATCGAGAATTTATTCTCATGCTTGGTGAACGTCGAATTGTAGGCGCTACTTTCCGTTGGGATCCATCATCGGGTAAAACCAAATCTGATAAATCATCGACCGCATTAGTATTTCATGATGATCTAGGGAATAAATATTGGCACAGATCAATTGCTTTGACGGGTGAAGTAATTGAAACAGACGAAAACGGTCATGTCATTGGTGGTCAAGCATGGCAGCTATGCAACATCATTAAAGAATTTCATTTAACAAGAGTTACAGTTGAGGCCAATGGCATAGGGATTTTTGCGCCTGCTGCTCTCAAGGCTGCTTTAAAAACACGGGGGATACGATGTGGTGTATCAGAAGAACATTCAAGCATATCTAAAAATAAGAGGATTCTAAGCGGCATTGAAGGTCCTTTAGTTTCAGGGCTTTTATGGGCGCATTTATCAGTTCTTGAGGATGAAAATCACGAGGATTCAATTCAGGTCAAACAGATGCGTGAGTGGAATCCCGCTATTACTGATCAGCCTGACGATTTTCTTGACTCTCTAGCCTTAGCAATTGTTGAAGCACCTGAGCGAGTAGGGAAAACACACAACAAAACAGACTATGAAGAATCGCCTAATTGGAGAACAAACGGTGGTGTGCATGAAGCCACTTTAGACTTTGAAAATTAGGGGGGGGTTATGGCTGTCCAAGAACAAACGCCTTATATAAAATATATCGCAAATGGTGTGACACAGACTTTTGCAACTGAGTTTGATTGTGAATCAAAAGACCAATTAGTTGTGATGCTAAATGGCGAAGAGCCTGTTTTTACAAGTTGGTCCTATGCCGACAAGCAGGTCACATTTTTAATTGCACCTGTGGTAGATACGGTTGTTGAGCTAAAAAGGCAATCAAAACTGAATCGAACGACGGATTATCAATCCTACAATAACTCATTCCGTCCACCAGCTGTGAATAATGACTTTGATCGTATCTGGTATGCCATTCAAGAGCAGAATTATAAGATGGGACAGTACGACTATGATTACAACTTTGTTCTGACTCAAGTTCGCCCAATCTCTACAGGTGGTACTGGGGCAGATAATGCTGCTGATGCGCGTACAAATTTAGAGGTTTATAGCCAGTCAGAGGTTGATGCGCTGATTGCCACTGGTGGTGAAGGTAATGTAGTTAGCATTGCAGGTGGTGGTACAGGTGCAGATAATGCTGTTGATGCACGCACGAATCTTGATGTTTACAGCAAAACTGAAACCAGTACTATTATTACAAATGCGACAAAACAAGCGACCGAATCTATCAGCGGTCAGGCAAAAATCGCCACATCTGCAATTGCTCAAACAGGGGTAAATGATACTGATTTTATTACGCCTTTAAAACTGAAGAATATCGCCTTCGGGGCAGCTCAATCTTCAAAATCAAAAACACTTGTATCAGGCACTACATACACGAACACAACTAATAAAGCAATAACTCTTTCGGTCTCAATGAGTGGTTCATCTGGTACAGCCGCATCAATCACTGTTAATAATTTTTTGTTATTTAGCACAACAACCTCAAATCTGTACTCTTGTGGGTTTACAGTTGGAGTTGGTGAGTCATATAGCGTGACAGGTAATAACATTAAAGCAATTGAATTTTCATGAGTATTAAGATGCAAAAATATATTAAAACTGATTTATCAGAAATTCGTTATTTCGAAGATGATGTTAATGTCAGTGATTGGATTGATTTAAATGAATACCGCTTAATGACAGACGAGGAAATAGACCGTCACGAAAACCCTGAAAAATATTTATCTGATGAAGAAAAAGCACAGTTAAATCGAGAGAGAATGCCAACCCTAACTCCTATTGAGTTTGATATTAAGCTAGTTGATGCAGGGTTGTACGATCAAGTGCAAGAGTTAATTCAATCTGATGTTAAGCTAAAAATTGCATATACTCGTGCTACGTTCTTTAGCCGTACAGATCCCTTCATTGACCAAGCACGCATTGCTTTGAATTTAACAGATGAGCGAGTTGATGAAATATGGTTGAGTTAATACTCAAATAATGCTGATAAACCCTGATCTTTAATTAGATCAGGGTTTTTAATGTCAAAAAATAATTAGGAATACATCTAAACTGAAAGCAGCAGAAATATTAGTATTAAGCATAAGTCTCCCGAAGTTAATTAACACACAACAAACCGATACAAGCCTTAGCCTTAAATGAGCTAGGGCTTTTTTATTACTAAAAATTAGGTGAAATCATGCAAGAAAATACAATCCCGTGGGTGATTAAAATATTTCCAGCCGTTGTAGGGGCGATTCTTGCTCTTGTTCTGAGTGGTGATATTGATACTAACGGTAAAATTCAAGTTTCATTAGGGGTCATTACAAAGTTTGTTTGTAGTGTCACTGTAAGCCTGTACGGTGGGTCAGCATTTATAGAGCATTACGGCTATTTAACTTCATCAACGATGTTCCAAGGCTTCATCATGCTGATGTTTGCTGTGTTTGGATTACTATTTATTGGTATTGCTTACCAGTCGATTGCGCTATTGAAAGGTAAATCGGTTTCAGAAGTTATTGCAGAAATTAAAGCGGCATTTGTTGCAATCATAAGTGGCAAGGGTGGTGAATCATGAGTAAATCTATAAGTAAAACAGGAATCGACCTGATCTCTAGTTTTGAGGGTATTCGATTAAATGCTTATGACGATGGTGTAGGTGTATGGACTATTGGCATTGGAACAACAGTTTATCCCAATGGCGTAAAAGTAAAGAAAGGCGATAAATGTACTTTAGATCAAGCTAAAGAATACTTTGCACATGATCTAAAGCGATTTGAATCTTCGGTGAATAACCTGGTGAAAGTGCCATTATCACAGAATCAATTTGATGCGCTTGTATCGTTGACTTACAACATTGGTCAAACAGCTTTTAGCAACTCAACTCTTTTAAAGAAGCTCAATGCAAAAGACTATCAAGGAGCTGCTGATCAGTTCCTAGTGTGGAATAAGGCAGGCGGTAAGGTTATGAAGGGTCTAGTTAGTCGTCGTGAAGCTGAGCGAGCACTCTTTCTAAAGAAGTAACGTATATGTGCAAACGCTCTTTCATTGCTTCAATCGTCACAGTGCTGTGCTTGCTTCTATCAAGCTGCACAGCTCACTCAATTAAAACCAATGTCAATATCAGTGTGTGCTTGCAATGCTTGAAGTAGCTTATTTATCTGCTTCATAAATTAATAAATCATGAACTTTATCAAGCGTATTTTTCTGATTTTCAATTGCTGTTTTTAATTGATTAAATGCAATTCTATATGCTTCATGATTACCCGAATCAATTGATTTTTCAATCCAATCTAATTTTGATAAGAAAAAATCACGACGATCTGTAGTCCATTCTTGCAACTTTTCAATTGTTGCTTCTGCATTATTATGACGTTGCCAAAGCAAATGAATATCTTCTGTAATTTTTCTTCTTGACATGGTTATGTATCTCCATTAATTTTAATCTACTGTCATATAGATAGCTTAGAAAATTCTAATGATATCTCTAGGATCAACTAGCGCATAGCTAATATAAAACCCTCTATTACGAGGGTTTTAAATTTTTAATCTAGTAGTTTCTCGATACTCTGAATTTCTTTAAGACGCTTGTCTTTAATCACTTTTAAATCTTTAAAAACATTTTTTGGAATTGGTCTAGAGCACTGCAACCAGTGGGTAATTCTGCGCTCATCAACTTCCAGTGCTTCAGCAAGAGCTTTCTTCCAAGATTTTCCGAATAATGCCAGTCCAACTTTTTCTAAAATTACATTTGGTCTTTTCGCAGAATACTTATTTTTAAACTCTTCTTCAGAATTTGCTTTAAATGTCAGATTTCCGAAAACATCACTTTCCGATAATTCAATTATTTCATCATATTCAGCTTTTGAAATGTGATGTGTTCCAAAAAATTGAATCCAGTGAAGAGTAGTTTTCCCTTTTTTTTGAGCATACAATTTTGGATTGAACACTTTTGAAGTATCAAGACACTCTACACGAATATCAGTTCTTCCTTCCAATTGACCAGAAATTTGATCATCAATAATAGTTTGAGTATTCATTTTTATATTCCTTTGGTTGCCCCTTACGGGGCTTTATTTTTTAGATTTCGTAAGATTCAATTTTATTGCTTGGGTCAAAACCACCGTTTTGTTTTGTGCCCCAAATATGAACGGTTGCTTTTGTTTCAAATCTTTTAGCTTTATCTTTCGCTAATTCAATCATTTCATTAAGAAACTCAATTTTAATTGAGCCGCGTACCGCCCAACCATTTTCTTGAGCAACTTCAAAAAGCTCTGATTGAAGGTCGCTATAATCATCGTTCTCGAAGTGAATTTGAAATACTGTATTCATGTTGTCTGCCTCGCAGTTCTGAGTGATGCACTGTGCTTCTCTCTATGTACCTATTATGTGCAATTATAATTGCACAGTCAAGCACTATTTATAATTATTTTTTAATCTGCCGACGAACGGTCAATCCCTCACCACTTCCACACCCTTTATTCTTCTCTTTGTTATATACGTACTGGCTTCAGTAGAATCATAGAACGTCTTTGCCCCGTCTTTTTCTTTCTTAAAAACATATTGCATCGTGTACATAGCATTTATGTCAGACGAGTCTTGATATTCTTCATACTCAGTTGTTTGTACGTGTAAGTAAAGTCCGTTCTTCTTTATGTAGTATGGGCGCATTTCATATACTCCAAAAAAGTAGAAGCCCGACAGGGCATTAATCTACTGTGTACATAAGTGTGTACATATTTGGATTTGTATGCATATTTAATATGTTTAAATCACTGATATTAAATAATAAAACTACTTAACACTTGTGTTTTTAGCATAAATATTCGCCT